TCTCACGTGCCGTGCGGATGCCTCCTTTCTTGCTGTCCCAATCCTCCGGGCGGCAGGTGATTCCCGTGGTGATAAGGATGTTCTTCCCGTCGATGGACACCCGGCAGAGGACGGCGCACGTGCCGTCCGGTTTGATTCTTTTCTTGTTGATGTAAGGCAATATCTTGAATGTGCTGCGCATAGAATTATTTTTTAGATGATACAAATGATAATGATGTTTTATGGAATGAGCGGCAAGGCCATTGAATGCCAATGCCTAAAATCCTGTTCGATATATCCTTTGACGATGATAAATCCGTTCCTGTTCCGCTCATAGTGCCAGTTCCAGATCACCGGTTGCTTCGATGAACCTGTCCATGTCCTCGAACAGCTTCTTCGGCGTGACACGGGCATAAATCTGTGTTGTCCGTATATTGCTATGTCCCAACATCTTACTAATAGTTTCAATGGGCACACCTTCTTCGAGCGTAACCAGCGAGGCGAACGAGTGCCGCCCCATGTGATACCAGAGGTCGGTCTCCAGTCCGGCGATGACACGCAGGATTTTCATGTTCGCCCGCAGCGTGCGGTAATGCTGCGGGGGCAGCAGCGTTTCCCGCGTGTCGTCCTTATACTTCTCTATCAGGGCGACGGCCTCCGGCAGCAGCTTTACGCGGGCTTTCAGTTCGTTCTTCTTGCGCCGGTATTTCAGCCACAGGCTGCCCTCGTCGTCCGTGAACAGGTTCTCCCGTGTCACCGACACGGTGTCCGCATAGGCGGTTCCCGTATAGCACGCGAACAGGAACAGATCCCTCGTGATGACGACGGAACGTCTTTTCTCCGGTATCTCCACATCCCGCAGCTTCTCGAAGTCCTCCCGGCTCAACGCCTTCGGCGTGCTTTCTTTCTGCTTGGGCAGCTTGAAATGCACGAAGTGCCACACCTCCGACAAGCCCTCCTTGTAGGCTGTCCGGCAGACCTTCTTCAGCAGGGCGAGGTAATGCCGTGTGGTCTGGTTGGAGTATCCCCGTTCCCCCTCCGTGTAAGCCTGGTATTCCCGGATGAACTGTTCGTTCAGAGCGCCAAAGGCGATGTCGTTCATCTTATACTTCTTCTTGACAAAATCGCCCAGTGTCAGCCGGGCGTAATGCCACGTGCTCATCGAGGTCGGGGACACGTCGATACCGATGCGGCTTTTCCGCTCCTCGATCATCCTGTCGAACAGGCGGAGCAGCGTCATTTGTGTTTCCATGCTGCCTTGCAGCAGTTCCTTCACCGCCTTGGCATCGAAATCGCGTTTCCGTCCCTGCAATTCCTCGAATGCCGTGTTCACGGCGAGCAGCAGTTTCTCTATTTTCGCGTTTGTCTCCACCGCCTCGCGGCTCTTCCCGTCCAGACGGCTTTCCCGTGCGTTCCACAGCTTCGGGGTGCAGGACAATTTCGTCCCGAACTGCGCCATTGTCCGGTTTACTGTAATTCTTCCCATGATGGGAGCTTTGCCCGACTTGTCGGGTTCGTTCTTCTTCAGGTAGAGCAAGACCTTGAATTTCTCAATTTTCATACGCCTACATTTTTTGTTTGCAAATTTACTATTGATGTAAGCGTTCATCGCTACGCAAAATGCTGTGTTTCACAGAAAAAGAAACCGTCGCCAAACTTTTTTCGACCCTCCGGTTAACACCGTCCCTTTTCGGTAACAACCTGTTAACGGTTTGGTAACTGAACCAATTCAGCATTTCTCCAAAATCCGTTTCTGCGACTTCTTCCAGATATTGAAAATCCGCTCATTATTAACCGCTTGCGTTTTTAACTCACCATTCTGTACCCACTTGCTTCGTCAATGATTTCCCATGTGGCCCGCCATACTTTCGGAACCACCGTAACGCTCGCCAATAATGTACCCTTGCAGGATGTATCCGTTATGCTCGGCCATGCCTCCACACGCATGACACAACATTATGCACGGGTGATGAACAGTAGCCTGAAAGCGGCAATGAACAATGTGAAGGAACGTCTGTCTCAATAAACATACAATGGGCTAGCCATTGAAGGGGTACCAAAAGTCAGTTCCTTGTTTTTTAACTTACAGTCTGTAAGTCTACAAAGAAATACATTCAATAAACTTGAGATTATTACTTTCTCTATCTAGAAATAAGGGTAATTTCACGTCTTTTACTTTTAAACTGTAAGTAACGGTAATGGACTATCCGACTTTTTGGACAGCCCCTGCCTATTATTTATTTAGGGTAAAAATATTTGCTCTTCTCGATTATCTTTCTTTGAGAAATTCTTCTAAAGAAATAGAAAAATGACTTCTTAAGCCTATTTCTTTAGGTTATATGAAATAGTAATCTGAGAAACTCTGTTCTTTCCAGCTCAACTCTTCTTAACCTAATTTTTATTCGAAACCATGATATATAATAATAAGAACCGTATGCTGATAAACAACTATAGATAATCCGATTTGAGCCCCTAAGAACAGGATTTGATGTTGGACAGATTTATATTATTCATGGTATATATTGAGTTAATTTCTTACACCTTATAATATTGATGGATGTGCCAATGAATACGAAGCTAGTGAGGTTAATCATGCACAATTTATTTATGGGCAAGTAGCAGATGTATAGAACGGGGTGATCACAATTTTTCTTTTTAATAAAGCAGAATTTCGATGATTCTTGAACGAAGGTGAAGAGTTCCTTTTCTGAGTCTTTTGCTATGTTTAAGCAGATAGATGCCTTGGATATGAATAACCCCCTGGATTTTTTTACCGTTTTGAACTATATAAAGACAGGATGGTGACACAGAAAAGCGGATGCACATCCATGCACCCGCCATGTTAAAAAACAATGTGCTGTTCCCATTTACGGCAATACAATTTTGAAATTAGGATCCGCCGGTTCATAGGCACTACAGATAACATCCATAGCTTGGGTGTTTCCCGTAGTTCTCACTTTGTTCGTCTTTAGCAAAGTTTGTAAATCTGTTCTGCCGAAGAACAGTTTGATGAAGTCCATTTTCTCAATCTCCAGGGTCAGGTCAGCTTTCTCATCCTGACTGTCAAGGCGGTGATTCAACACCCCGTTATTTAGCATCAACATCACTTTCTCTTTCGTATCTGTGAAGTTGATGTTGATAACCGCTTCCTTTCCGGCAGCTTTCTCCCCGTTCAGTTGGATGGCGCAGTAATCAAGCAAAGTCCCCATGTCCATCTGCGCCAACACCCCGTCATTGATGAGCTGTGATGTATAAGGCACATCTTTCTTGAACAAGTCTCGTGCTCCTGTCAGATAGAAGTTGCGCCACGGTCCGCTTTCTGCCTGATAACCCAGTTGGGTATATGTGTCTGCCAATAAT